CGTACAGCGACAACCATTCACGCATGAACGTACCCATCTGTGGCTTTTCTTTGTAGGCCACGCTGTTATTAGCCAATGCACGTTGGCCCTCACGATAGATGTTCTTCTGTGGCTCGTCCCACCACTGTCCTGATTTTGCGTGTGCCATCTGGTCATCATTAAGATTGGACAGGCTGATGAGGGCAGAGCGACGTACACCACCTACGACTACAACCTCACCAATTTTACACATGATGTCATGGCATTCGATAGGATACAGACGACGCCCTGCTGCACCCTTGAACTTCTTAATGCAGAAGTTAAAAAGGTTCTCAAGTGGGGCTGGGCCACTAGCACGACCACCAAACGTCTTTAGACGCGCACCAGCAGGACGCACCTCGCTAGTATCCCACTTTGGGATTTGCCCTGCATACAGGAGCGAGATTAATTCACGCAGGGACTTGGCCCAGCCCGGCCTAGAATCGCCAACCTTGATGACAGTATCTGTCTCATGCATATCTTCGTTGACGATGGGCAGCTTCTCTATGTTATGTCTTTCTACAGAGAAGCCTACACCAGTGCCACACATGAGGATATACATTGACTCGTCAAATGCACGAGGGCTATCCACAGGTACGTAAGAGCAATTGTAACCACCGACGTGACAACGGTCAAGCGCGGGACCGGCAGTCATCAATGCTCTCATGCTTGGCATGATGTCTTGGTTAAGCACAGCCTCTTCAAGTTCTGTGCGTAATTCATTGGACATGACGTAGCTGTATTTGTTGGTAAGGTGGTTCTCCATGTAGTCGAAGTACCTAGCCACAGTTTCACCCCATGTCTCTCTTCGTTGTTCGTCTTCAATCCACCTTGCATAACGCGAGGTAGCAATAAATGTTTGATAGTCAGTAGGTAGATAATTATTCATGTCTCACTCCATGTTTATTTTCATATGTTTAATTTCCATGCCAGGTAATTCGTGAAAGTAATCTTCTAAACTTTCCTGTATTTCTTCCGTTGGATTTTCATCTGCTGGCATAGTGTATTCTTCGGGGTCTATATCCAACGAAAGGTAAATTTTAACTCTCATCGTAGCAACCTTCTACTTCCTCTACTAATTTGTTAAGGTACCACTGTGCTTTTTTGAGGTCTTCTGTACCGTTCTTGTAACGATAACGCCACACATACTTCATAATGTTACCCTGAAGATAATATTCATAGCCGTCGCCTGTTGCAGCACTAATAGCTTCTATGCATTCAATTCCGGCTTTATTATAGTGAGGTGGACTATTGACCATATCCTTTTTCTTTCCTAATTCTTTAGTATAAAACTCGTCCATCAGTCTGTCCTCATCCTCTCGCAATTTCATAAAGGCTTCATGTCGCATCATGCTTCTCCTTTTGTCTTTGTTGTAAAAGATAAATGAATAACATTGTCATCGTCCTCACTTCTTATTATAAAACCTTTGTCTTCTTCTTCCCTCAATTCTGATAGTTCTTCTGTATATTCCTCACAA